CTGCACTCTTCCACAAGATTAAAACCACAACCATGAAAATTAGAAACAAGACAGTATTAGTATATGATATTGAGGTATTTCAAAATATCTTTCACTGTTCTGTTAAAAATACAGAAACAGGAGAAGTATATAAGTTTGAAATCTCTGAAAGAAAGAACCAACTAAGAGAATTAGTAAGGTTTTTTAAACAAGTAGATTCTTACATAAAATGGGGTGATTTCTATACTACAGATTTAGAAATAAAATCTGAGATTATCTTTTGTGGATATAATAATCTACATTATGATAATCCTATAATAAACTATATTATAGAGTATGAAGACAAACTCATGAGTTATAATGTAGCTACAATATGTAGTTCTATATTTAACTTAAGTAGGACTATTACTACTTCTACAGAAGATGATATAGAAACTTGGAAACATTGGAAGTATCAGATTTGGTTTGATACTTTTGATTTACTTACTATGCTTTACTCTAATAAACTTAGAGTAGGTTTGAAAGAAATTCAAGTAACTATGCAATATCCTAATGTACAAGAATTTGTATGTGATTGGAGTAAGCCTCTTCCATTAGAAGATTTTGACAATATGATTGATTATAATATCAATGATATTGAATCAACTACAGAGCTTTTAAATAGATGTAAGAAAGATATTGACTTACGTATAGCTATTGAAGACGAATACGGTGTACGAGTCCTTAGTAAGGATGGTGTAAACATTGGAATGAAGATTTTAACTCAAAAGTATCTTGAAAAAACAGGTCTAACCTGGTGGGATATTGAAGGATTAAGATCACCAATGGATTATATACCATTAAAGGATGTAATACTACCGTTTATTAAATATGATAGTCCTATCTTACAGGAAGTACTAAATGATATGAAAAATCAGATAGTATCTCCTGGTAGAAAAGGCTACGAAAATAACTTCGTATTTAATGGTTTACGTTACACTGTAGGAGTAGGAGGGATTCATTCTAAAAATGATCCTGAAATTATTATTCCTAAAGAAGATGAAATGCTCATTGACATCGATGTCGCATCACTATACCCAAGTATGTTAATAGAATATGGATTTTACCCTAAACATTTAGGTCCTGAATTCTTAGAAGTATATTCTCAAATTAAAGATGAGAGAATAGAAGCAAAACATAATGGAGATAAAGTGAAAAATGAGACATTAAAGTTAGCGTTAAATGGTTTGTCAGGTAATCTACAAAATCAACATAACTTCTGTTATAGTCCTTTCGCAGTAATGCAAATTAGGATAAATGGACAGTTATTATTGCTAATGTTAGCTGAAAAGCTGACACAAATAGGATGCCGAATCGTCCAGGCAAATACTGATGGTCTGTTTGTATTACTTAAGAAGAGTATATATGAACAGGCTAATAAGATTTGTCGAGAATGGGAACAACTTACAAGACTTACTCTTGAAGAAGAGCGTTTTGAAGCTATGTACCAATATGCAATTAATGACTACATTGCAGTTAAAGAAGGATATAAGGAAACTAAAAATCCTGATTTAATTAAGACAAAAGGTATGTTTATTACTAAAGTACTATTAGGTAAGGGATTATCTGCAAAGATAATACCTGAAGCTATTATAAAGTACTTTGTAGATGGTATACCAGTAGAAGACACTATAAAAGGATGTACAGATATACGTAAATTCTTAATGTCTGAGAAAACTGGTAAACAATGGCATGTTGAATACATGAACCAAGAACAACAGCGAACTAATCGTTTCTATGCATCTACTAATGGTGGATACTTATGGAAATGGAAATATACAGGTCATGCAGAAGGTAAAGTAGTAGAATACTATGAACCTTATGTAGGAAGACAAAGCTATATTGCAAAAGAAAAGTCATATCAGAATATGCTTACTGCATCTGGTGTTACTCTTTTGAATAAGTTCGATGATAAACCAATTGAAGAACGCAAAATTAATTACAGATATTATCTTAGAGAAGCTCTAAAGATAATTGAAGAATTACAACCAAGACAATTAGAACTGTTTTAACAGAATCTAACATATTGTATCAAAATTTTAGGATTGTCATAAACTTTAATGCTTATGATACTAGAACTAGATACATCTCTATTAAACAAGTATAATATTTCAATAAATCAATTAGTATTTATTTCTCTTGTATTGAATGATAATCAACCTAATAATCAAGACATTCAGGAACTTCTCAGCCGAGTTAATGAAGAAGAGATACAAGAGTTAATTCAACGTAACATTGTTGTAGTAAATATTTCTGACAACAATCAAATTTATAGTCCTTCAAAAGAACTACTTGAGTCTATTAAGAAAGATAGAGAAAGTATGTTCAATGAGTTCTACGAAGTATTTCCAGTTTATGTTACAAGGCCTGATGGTACAAAAGGCTTTCTAAGAGCTAATATAAACAAATGTAGAAAGGAATATAACCGTATCATAGGTAAATCCAAAGCAATGCATAATCATATTATGGCTTGTCTGAGGTACGAAATAGATGATAAAATGCGAACAGGCAAAATAGGTTATATGAAAACTATGTGGAAATGGCTTACTCAACATGAGTGGGAACGTTACGAAGAGCAAATGAACTTAGAACAACAAACAGCAAATAGTTATGGAACAGGAATCCTTTAAAACATTACCGTTTAAAACAATAGCTGAAGTAACAGATGAATCTGTTAGATATATTCAAGCTAGAAAGGATAAGACAATTGTGCCTTTAAAAACACGATGGTCTAAGTTCAATAAAGTTTGCTGTGGTGGATTAGAACCAAATATGATTTTAACAATCGCAGGAGGTTCAGGTTCTGGTAAATCAGCATTTGCGAATACGCTTGAAACTGATTTAATTGATTTGAATACCGATCAGGATATTGTAATCTTAGATTTTTCGTTTGAGATGCTTAGTTATAGACAAATTGGTCGAAAGTTAAGTAATCGATTAAGACGCACTACCTCGGAGTTATATAGTGCAAATGACAGTATAGATGATGCTACTTTAGATAAAGTTAAAGAAGAAGCAGAAAAAATTAAAAAGTATCAAATATTTTATATTGATACTCCTAGTACTGTAGAAAGTATCGAAAAAACTATAGATTATTTTCACGAAACAATAGCTAAGGATAAATGGCTTATTGTTATACTTGACCATGCCTTACTTGTAGAAGGCGAAAGTGAACGTGGAACAATAGTCGATTTACAGAAAATGTTTATTCGTAAAAAGAAATTATCTAATACGAGTATTATACAGATTTCACAGATGAATCGAAATATTGAACAACCTGATAGGATAAACAATCCTTCTATGCATTATCCTATGCGTAGTGATTTAGCTGCATCAGATGCAATATTCCAAGCTAGTGATTATGTGATAGCTTTATCACGTCCAGAATTACTTAATATACTTAGCTATGGAGTTAATCGCTTACCTGTAAAAGACAAGGTATATCTTCATTTCTTAAAAGTAAGAGATGCTGGAGAACCATGTATATTAGAGTTTAACAATGAGCTTAAGTATGGTAATCTGATAGAAGCTAGTCCGAGTACTACAATGCAGCATACAGTAGTATTTAATAATAAAGTAGGCTGAAATTATGAAAAATATTTTAACTATATCTCTTCCGAACAAAAAGTGTGATAAGAATGGTATTTATAAGAACTATTTGCTAAAGCGTTTAGCTCTTACTTATCCTGAGTTGTTAATCGATGGTATCGATACTGAAGAGACACCGTTTAGTTATCAGTATATTGGACCAAGCGATAAGATTCGTTTTGGTGCAGACTTATATTCTGCATGCGACGTAGCTAAGTATCGGAAGTGTACTTATTGTCCGTTTGCAGAAGAAAACTATAGCCTTGCAACACAGTTTGAATTGGCTATGAAAAAATTAGATGATTACGCTAAACTTCGCCGTGATTATCGTAAACCGTTATATGATTTCCGTTTGCCGGATGGTACTCCTGTTAAAGAGTACGGAAATTTTATTCAGGTAGGTTATAAGCTTATCCCGAAGTATAATCGTGGATATATTATGTCTTTACCTCGCGAAGAAAAGACTATCATTAATAACGTTATTGTTATGATTAATAACAATACTGAAATTAATGCTTCATTAAATCTTTAATTTACTTTACAATATCAGATTCTTTCAGATTATATCAAATACTATCATATTAGATGTAAAGTAGTATAACCTAATTTATTATGTTAATACTACCAACTGAAAAGAATAAACCAAAGGTGCAGAATCCACGATTTCTGATACTTTTCGGTAAACCAAAAGCTGGTAAAACGACTTTACTTTCTATGCTTGAAGGTTGTCTCATTATAGACTTAGAAGGTGGTTCTGAGTTCTTAGAAGCACTTTCTATTCAAGCAAGAAGCGTTAATGATTTAGCTGAAATAGCAAATCAAATTAGACAAAAGATTACTCAAACAGGTACAAAACCCTATAAGTATATTGCAATTGATAATGCAACTCGCTTAGAGGAAATCTGTTTACCTTATGCTGCTACTTTATATCGTCAAACTCCTATGGGTAAGACGTATAAGGGTAATGATGTAAGACAGCTTCCTAATGGATCCGGTTATTTATATCTTAGAGAGGCAGTAAAGAAAGTAATTTTTATGTTTAAAGAACTATGTGATAACTTCATCCTCATTGGTCATACTAAAGATAAAATGATTAATAAGGATGGTGAAGAGCTTACAGAAATGGCAATAGACCTAGTTGGAAGATTAGGAGACATTGTTTGTGGTGAAGCAGATGCTGTAGGTTATGTCTATCGTAAAAAGAATGAGACTCATATCTCATTTGAAGGTGGAGATAACTCAGTACGTGAAGCTAGAGCTCCTCACTTAAGAGGAAAGAACATAGTTATTGCAGAAAGTAATGAGAACAATGAGATTACAACTCATTGGGATCGAATCTATTTACCAGAATAAAACACATTGATATGTATAGTAAAGAAAGAGCGCAACAGATAACAAAGAATGACGTTAAGTTTATTCCTGCAGGTATTCAAGAGAATGTAGCATTGAAAAGTGCACGTGTAGCTGAATCTCCTACAGGTAGAAAGTTTTTTGAAGTAGTATTTGAGAAAAACGGAGCAACTCTAACTCAAACAGAATGGAAGCCTGATAATAAAAACGGGCAACTTAGTGATGAGGATGTACAGAGAAAGGAAGATAATCAGTTCTCTCGTACTATGCAGTTGCTTCTTTGTTTTTACAAAGACGAAGAACTTGTATTTAACGGTACTAATTTTGAAGAATTTGCAAAAGAAGTAGTAGACTATTTGAATAAAGCAGATAAGTCTAAACTTCTGCGTGTTAAAATTGTATATAACGATAAGGGTTATACTACTCTTCCGTCATATGCAAAATATACTTTTATTGAGCCTATGATATTGCCTGAAGGTCAAACTTCAGCAATTACAGAACTGCGTATTGATAATTTTACTAAGCCAGTAGTTGCAGATGTTGAGACACCTGTAGCTAATCCGGGTCCTAGTGAAAGCATCAGTATCTCACCTACAGTAGAAGCTGCAGTAGAGAACAATGCAGAGAATCCTTACGGATTGCCGTTTTAATAGGACAATAAAATCCTAAACCTACGCTAGGCATAATATAGCGATACGTGAGTAGCATACCGCCATGTGAGTCTTTAGACAAAATAATGGATTACTAATAGTATGCACTCACGTTTTTTATTTGTAGAACTAAAAAATCAATTTTTATATGAGATTATCAAAATTTATTAATAAAACTTTCCTTAAGAAAACAGGTACAGATGCAGAGATAGTAGATACTAAGTACACAATTCAGAACATTAACACAAGAGATGGAGTTAATGTAAAACGAGATGAATTGAAAGTAGGAGATATTATCTATGCTGCTATATCTACTACTATAAAAGAAAATGGAAAGAAAAAGCGATTAAACTTAAGAAAAGATATCTACCAACTTAAAGACTCATATGGTAGATTTACGTTTATCGATTATCTTGGTAATGAGTACAAGACATCTTTGACGGCTATTAAAATTATTAATTGTTTATCTGCTAAGCAGAAAGAAGCAGAAATAAATGATTTACTTGATAAGCATGAAAAAGAACTTATAGAAGCAGAGAGACTAAAGTATCTAGAGGAGAGTAAACGACTAGGATTTAAGTTTACTGACCTTGAGCCAGAAGATAAGTTACGTAGAACTATTGACGCTGGCATAAAGAATATATGGATGGTTGGTCCAGCAGGATGCGGCAAGAGTACAATGGCAAGAAATGTAGCTAAAGAGCTAGAATTACCTTACCTTTGTATTAGTTGCGGCATTGGTACTTCGGCTACCGAGTTTATTGGTTATAAGTATCCGACGCGTGAAAAAACTCGTTTTGCAGAGTTTTACGCTGAGCCATCTATTATATTGATTGACGAGATAACGGCATTAGATCCTGCAGTTGCACAGATCTTAAATGCAGCGTTAGCTAACGATGAAATTGAGACTACTACGGGCTTAGTTCATCGACATCCAAACTGTATTATTATTGCTACTAGTAATACTTTTGGTTTTGGATGTGATCGTCAATATGTAGCAAATAACCAGTTAGATGCGTCCACTATAGACCGCTTTGTTGGTGGTATTGTAGAGGTTACGTACTCTGCTAAATTTGAAGATAGATACGATGCAGAAGTTGTTGAATATGTTCGAATTCTTAGAGCTTTCGTTCAAGAGCAGAACTTACGAAAAGTATGTTCAACTCGTATGATCCAAGCTGGTCATAATCTTAAGTATCATCATTTCATGGATTGGAAATGGCGTCTGACTATTAACTGGACAGACAATGAGAAAGAGCAGTTAACTAGATGGTTAACTGAAAAAGGAATAGAAAAAGCTAGTAAGAAACGTTAAAACAATTTCTATATGGTAGAATTATCTTATACGTACGATAGCATTAGTAAATTTTATGAAGACGCTCTTCATCCTACACCTGAGGGTAATATAGAAGATACTTTGCGCCACCTACAAACTGAAGAAATAAGCTTTAGAGGTAACGATATTGCAACTATTAAAAAGAGTCAATATAGTTATACTAAAGGTCTAGCTGAAATGAAAAAGCTAGATTTAAATCTTAATTTAGGTGGTTCAAAGAGATCTTATAAATGGGATGAAACTGATGGTGATGATATTAGCTATGATCGACTTATAGACGGTTTTCCAGCTATGAAAAAGCGAGTTAAAAGTCATGGAATAGGAAGTGGACGTTTAGTAAACATATATGTAATAATATCCGAAAACTGTGGTATCGGTTCACAAGAGATGCTTGTTAAAGCTTATACTGCAATGCAGATTGTAGACTTACTCGAGAATCTAGGATATCGTGTAGCAATATATTCTTGTGATTGTACTCTTGATTCAAGTGGTATGTATAAAGGAGAGCAAGGTGTTAAATACACGGTACAAGTATGTTTAAAACGACATGAAGATTCTTTGAATCAAGGATTAATACTTAATGGAATAAGTCCTTGGTTTTTTCGCTATTATTTATTTGCTCATCAAAAGGGCAGATATAAAAATGGTTGGGGAATGGGAAGAGCTGTAGAAATGGAGCTTGAACAGACCAGAGAAAATATTGTCATTAATCATGGAGAGTGTCTAAATAAAAGATCTGCCGATAGCAAAATAAAGCAGATAATAAAATTATTCGGAATAGATTGATACGTTATGCAATAAATAGCAGCTATGCCTAAATCCCGCATAGTGGTGTACAAAGATAGGTGTGAGTCCTATGATACGAAGTTTATTTCGACGTCTTTTTTAGGAAGTATAGCTTTTATCACTAGATGAAAGATTTTACTGTCCTATAAAAATGGTAGCAGTACTGAATAGGGAATAGATGACTTCTGTTTAACAGATATAGGGCTATTGATTTCTTGTATTGATTACTACTATTTTCGTGCGAACACAAAGATGTAAAGTAATTTTCCAGAGATTATTCATATATTGTCTAATATTTTTTTAAACTTTACGCTAATGTAAAAAATAACATATAATAACAGATTTTATCCTATAGTAGTGAGAGCTATAGGATATACGGGAGATGCGTTAACTGTAATAGGTAGTACAGGTCGCCGAATGGGGATAGCGTGTGGTATGGTTCGAATCCATCCTCTCCCACACTAACGCGTACAGGATATGTATGATAAAAGAAGGGTAAAGAAACCCACAGAATGTATTACTTTAGATTATATATTATCTAAGGTAACCGAATACGACATATATGCTCATTACTTAGGGCAATTCAAAGTAGGAGCTATCTATAATAGTCCATTTCGTAAGGATAAAAACCCTTCTTTTGGAGTTTATTATAGTAAGCGAACAAAACAGCTATTATTTAAAGATCACGGTACAGGAGAATGTGGAAATGTAATTAAGTTTGTGTCCTTATTTACAGGAATAACAAATTATAATGATATTCTTAAAGATATTATTAAACAATTACATATTACTCCTGATACTACTTTAGATAATAGTAAACAGTATACTCCATCTACAGATACTGTTATTGGAGTAGTACGCCAGGACTTTACTTCAACTGATATAAATTACTGGCAACAATTTAATATATCTAAGGAAACATTAAAGAAATTTAATGTTAATAGTATTAAATACTATTTATGCAATGGTATTGTAAAAGGTATTTATAAACCTGAAAATCCTATGTATGCTTATAAAGTATATAATAACTTTAAGATTTATAGACCATTAGCAGATAAATATACAAAATGGCGTAATAACTTAACTGAATATGATATTCAAGGTTATGCTCAATTACCTAAAAAAGGGGATGTATTATTTATAACTAAAAGTATGAAAGATGTAATGTGCCTTTATGAGATGGGAATACCTGCAATATCTCCTTCATCCGAAAGTACTTTTATTCCTAATGATATATTAGAGGATCTTAAGAAGCGTTTTAAGCGCATTATAATCCTGTTTGATAGAGACCCAGCAGGAGTAAGATATAGTCGTAAAATAAGCCTTAAAATGGGCTTAGAAGCTTGTTTTATACCAAAGTATTTAAATGCAAAAGATGTATCGGATGCTATAAAATTAAATAACTTTGAAATTGTAAAAAAAGAAATAGAGAAAATTGTTAACAAACAATATAAACATGCGTTATAATATTATATGTTTATATAATTTAACAGCATGAAAAAAGAAAATGAAATTTGGAAAGTTATACCAAATTATGAAAATTATGAAGCTTCTAATTTTGGAAGAATAAGGTCAATTGATAGAGTAGTTAAGAGAGACCGTTATACTACCAGAAAGATAAAAGGTAAAATACTACAGCAGTTTGCTAAAAACTCAGGATATTTACAAGTAAATTTATCTAAAAATAGTAAAATAGAAACAAAAACCGTACACAGGTTAGTAGCTATTACTTTTTTAGAAAACACAAATAATTATACAGATGTTAACCATAAAGATGAAAATAAACATAATAATAATATTAATAATCTTGAATGGTGTACTAGAAAGTATAATATGAACTATAATAAATTGCCACTTAAGAAATATAAGAAGGTATTAAAATTTAATAAAGAAGGATGTTTACTATGTATCTATACAAGTTTAAAAGAAGCTGCAGAGCTTAGTAATTTATCTAAGAGTACAATAAGTGGTTATTGTAATAACTTACATAAAGATCCTAACGGATATATTTGGAAATATGAAACCAAAAAATAAAAAGAAATAGACAAAAGGTAGAGTAAAAAATGCTACACCTAATGTCTACAATGGTATAAAGTTCCGAAGTAAACTTGAAACCTATACATACAAAAAACTTAAAGAAGCTAAAATTCCAGCTGAATATGAGTCAACTCACTTTGAGTTAATACCTAAGTTCGAATATAATGGAGAGAAAGTAAGAGCTATGACTTACTTACCTGATTTTATAGGTAAAGACTTTATAATTGAATGTAAAGGACTCATTGGAGATTCATTCCCTTTACGTTGGAAAATCTTTAAGTATACTCTAATGAAGAGTAATTCTAACTATAAACTATATTTAGTTAGAAACCAAAAACAAGTCGATGCTATGATCGATGAATTAAAAACCAAAAATTAACAGATTATGTCAGAATTTATAAAAGTTGGAGAACGAATTGTCAATAAACCTACAGGTCTTGATTATAACTTGATAAATGGTAAAGTATATAATTTGAAATGGGACCGTTACAACGGAATGTCCTATTTTGAAGAAGATGGTTCACTTAGTCTCCCAGCCAAAGTATATACAACAAAGAGTGATGATATTTTCATCAAACGTGTAAATACGTATTTCCAGAAAACAAGTAAATTGTCTACTGGAGTAATGCTTAGTGGCATTAAAGGTACTGGCAAAACCGTTATGGCTAAAGTTATAGCCAAAAATTCTAATCTGCCTATTATTGTAGTAGATGAGGATTATCCTACAGGTCGTATTAACGATTTCTTCCGTAAGTTCGAAACCCCTGTTACAATTATCTTTGATGAGGTAGATAAACACTGGGATACAGAAAATTTGTTAGGATGGCTTGATGGTGTACAGACTAATGCTAAGAAATTAGTTCTGTTTACTTGTAATAACGAAGATAAAGTAAATGACTATCTGAAAGATCGTTGTTCACGTGTACGTTATATTAGACACTTTGAAGCAAACGATAATGCTCGATTCTTACGTGAAATCTTACGAGACAAAGGTATTGCAGAAGATAAGATTGAAGATACTTATACATTTATTGTAAATAACTTTGGTCTATTATCTATTGATAATATCTTATCATTTATCGATGAAAAACTCTTATTCCCTGAACTTTCTAATGAAGAGATATTTAACGATATGAATATTTCCTCTAAGAAAGGTAAAAAGAATATAATCGGAGAAACACCAGATGAAGAAGATGAAGATGATGATGATTGGTTGTATGATGATGACGAAGAATACGAGGAGGATGAAAGTCTACACAAGATAATTATGTGCTCTTGTAACTAAAAAAAATAAGGCTAGTAGAAATACTAGCCTTTTCTAATATTATGAAAGTATGTGGTTTAAGTGATTTACATGGTAATTTTATTGATATACCAGAGTGTGATGTACTATGTATCTGCGGAGATATAGTAGGATTAGTTGAACAACGTTCAATTGAACAGTCTAGACATTGGTGGTATAATAGATTTACTAGTTGGGTTAATAGATTACCTTGTAAAAAGGTAATTATTACTCCTGGAAATCATGATTTTTTCCTTGAAGATGCTTATAAAAAAGGTTATCTTGAAGAATTACGTAAAGATTTAAGCGCTAGAACTAATGGTAAGTTAGAAATTCTTATAAATAGTGAATATACTTACGAAGGAATAAAGTTCTATGGCTGCCCTTTTATACGTCCTATAAAGTTCCAAAATGGAAGATGGGCGTTTGAGGATGATTATAATGAGGAAAGTAATATTTGTTGTTATGATAATATTCCAAAAGATACAGATGTACTTCTTACTCATGATAATCCCTACTATAATGGTATATTAAACTATCTTATACCTAAAAATATAAAATATCATCTATACGGTCATTGGCATGAAGGAACTTCTTTTATTGAAAATAATAAATATAGACATAATTGTTCTATATTGAATGATATGTATAACATAAAAGATAATTTTAAGCCTATAGTTATTGATGTTAATAAGGACATTGTTCCTATAAAAGAGGATGAGATTCCTCTACCAGTAACTGGAGATATTATAGATGATGAGCAAAATTTAACAGATGAAGATTATGAACTTGATACAGAAAGCAATTAAGAAAGCAAAAGATTTTATTGACGAAAAAGTTATGTCTCGTAAATTCGATCTTTATATAAAAATAAAAAAGATAGAAATGGAACAGGATATAATAGAAGCAGAAGAGAATATTGAAAATGCCTTAAAACAAGGATGTTTTGAGAATGCTTTCATAAATTTTCGTACAATGAATAGAATCAAAGAAGGTTTTGAGTATTTAGACAAATTTGAAAAATACGTAAAAGAAGATCGTAAAGAATGATGAATATAGAAATTCCATATTATGAGGATAATACTAGAATTTCAAATTCAGCAATAGGTTGGTTTCTTAAAAAAGGTCCAAGATATCTTCGTGATATGTTAGATGGAAAAGAAGAAGGTATGAGTGCTAAGTTTCTTGAAAAAGGTACTATGATACATGAATACATTCTTCAACCTGAGGAATTTTGGAAAGACTATGAGATATTAGACTTTGAAGTTCCAAAGGTAAAACAACAAAGAGATTTATGTGAATATTATAGTTCACATAAATTAACAGATCCTTTAGCAGATGATGATAAATTATTATTAGAAGCATATAATAATTCTTACAATAATACAAAATCTGCAGAAATTAGGAAAAACGAAGCTAAGAAGATTGTAGAAACTTATAGTGACTACATTAACTATCTTCAAATAAGTACTACAAAGAAAGTAATTTCTTTTGCAGACTTAAATATGCTTAAACAAATTAAGCAAAATCTCCAAGAACATGTAGCAGCTAATAAACTGTTATTTAATGTTCCGACTACATATACCTGTCATAATGAATTTCATATTAACTGGCAATATAAGAACATAGACTGTAAGTCTTTATTAGATAGAGTTATGTTTGATCACGTTAATAAGAAAATTATTTTGATAGACCTCAAAACAACAAGTGATATTTATAACTTCAAACATTCCGTAGAGGAGTTTGATTATTATAGGCAAATAGCTTTTTACCTTTGTGCTATTACCTGGTATATGCTTAATGAGTTAAATCTCAATGTAGATGATTATGACTTAGAAGCATATATTATTGCCATACAAACAAATGGTAAGTATGAAGTTAGAGTATTTAATATGTTTAACGAAGAGGAGTTACTCAAGCGTAAAGACATAATATCAGAAGCTTTAACAGAAATATCATATCATATCAGTTCTAACAATTGGGAACATACTCGTAAATATTATGAGAATGATGGAATTGAAGAACTTACAGGCTAAGACAGTAGAAGACTTGGATATTGAGATGACAATAAATAGTTGTGTCATTACTAATCCGGCTGATGAAGTTGATGAGAATAAAGTTGAAGAAGTAGATAATTCTACAATTGAAGATAAAGTCGAAGTAACTGATGAAGCAGCATGATAGATTTTAGTAAATACAATAAAGGGCTACGATTATACGCAGCCCTTTTTGAACTAAATCCTCATGTATTTAATACTGATACTTTTATAGATATGCTAATACTTAATAACAATAGTATTGGATTAGTCTATAATAGATTATATGATCAGTATATTATCTCTGAGATTACTCAGAATAGATTCTATTATAATAAACAGTTGGTATTTTATAATGGAACAAAACAATATGCCTATGTACTTACTCTTTTTGATAAGGAATACATAGACATTTATAAAGATATTTATACAAACGGATCTTTACTCTTAAGTAAGCAATTTTTAATTAAAGTTTGTATTATTTGGAAAGATTTTTTAAGTGATTCTTTTTTTGATTGTTTAAAATGTGAAGCATGTGAACAGTGCCAACAAAAAAGCCAGGTGTAATAGCCTGGCTTTATTTTTAATTACCTGCGATTTGTTTATCGTAGTATCTTCGTTTACTTGGAATATCATTAAGTTCTATAACATTCTTAAATGGAGTAGACTACCAGAAAGCTTTTTCTAGTTGAGTATCTCCTTTGTATGCTCCTCTAGATATTACTTTATTTTTATCTTTTTCATCTGTAAATAATCCATAGAATTGTTCTATAGGATAAGATACAATTGCACCAAAGTTATCTATTAAGCTATATAACGGTGTAGGAGTTTTAATAGTACTATATACATCTGTAAGCTTATATGGAGCTCCTGATTCAAAAGAGGTTCTTGCCATTACATAAGCAAATAAGTTTAATAATTTATTACGCTTATCATCATCTGCGGCTTGTCCTGTAATATAGGCTATAAATGGCCACATAGCAAGAATAAGAGATAATTCTACTTTAAGTTTTTTAAGATTAGTTCTTGTTAAATTATCTTGTATTCCTTTATTTAATACAAGTTGGTTAAAAGAAGTAGTAAGAATATCTATACCTTTTTTGTCTTTGTATATTTCAGAGAATACTCTTAATGGAGTTCTTAATAGTCCTTCTACATATCTCTAAGAAGTATAGTCCCACTATTTAGACATTGTCCATCTTTCTTGCATAATGATAGGTATATACTATCTATGCATCATACACATAGCACCAAATACATTAGTAGTAAATTGTGCTTTCTATAAAGGTGTAAGCTAACCATCTGCAGATGCGGCTAGATTCTTAGCCGTATTACCTACAGTAAATTTAGCTTTATTAACAGCATATTGGTCTTTAGGGTCAATGGCTTTTAATTCTCCATTAACAAATTTGATAGAAGCTTTAAAGGATTTGTATTTCTTCCAATTATCCTTAGTATCTTCTGTTCTACCATATTTGTTGAAATATTCCTCTTTAGATAGAAACACACCGTTTACATTTTTATAGTTGTACATAACAGAATTTAGAATTTGTCCTTTAATGAAATAATCAGACATAGAATAAATTCCAAATGCCCACTCATTCTGTAATACGTTGAGCCATCTATTACGGTTTGTATTTCTTGACAAACTTTCTAATGTAGAACCTACTTCAAAATAATCCATAGCTGCCATCTGAGGACTCTTATAATGCTTATTGCCAGCATTAATGCCATACTTAAAGGTATCATATACTAAGTCCTTGAAACCCGCTGCTGCATCAGAAAAATCATAATATCTACCAGTAATTGCATTTACTAAATGTGAATGCAAAGCTGTAAAGAATCCAGTAAAAGCACAAGCAAAATTCAAACCTAAGTTTCGCAGAGTACCATAAATACGTAAGTTATTAAATAACTTAGTAATGTTATACTCTCTTTCTCCAATAGAGAATGTAATAGAGTTAAGCTTAACATCATATACATTCATATCTATGAACTTCTTCGCAAACTAATAAATGTTAGTCTAATCTCCATCTTTAGGTTCTATTTTCTATTTGAAGAATTTCTTAACAGCAGCTGCTACTCCAGTATTAGAACCAGTATACTTTCTTTGACCTAAGAAGGCTTTAATGTTTTCTACTTTAGCTTTAATAGCTGATTTCTATTTAAAGTTCTCAGCCATTTTAAAGTATTGAATAACAGAACCAACCATATCTGCAGAAATAGTAGCAGGATCATCTAAGTCTTTAATAAAGTACTATGGAACCATAGCTAAAGAAGTACCATCAGGTGCGGTTCTAACCTTCTTCTGCATACCCTAATCATCTCCCTTAACAGATACACTATCAAGTAAATAATCTTTAGTAGCAGTAAAAGGATTATAATTATGAGCCTTTAAGAATTTATACCAAGAGCCTGATATCTATGGCAACTTATACTTATTTAAATTATGTAAATTATCTAATTTATTATTAGACTCTTCCATAGTATCTATAATAGCTTGACGTAATTCCTTAAGCTCTTTATTCTGCATCACAGCTTTATAAGCCTTACTGTTATCATATAAAGACATCTTAGGCTGATAGTATTCATCATTAGTTCTATCAAAGTTCTTATTGTAGAAAGGAGATTCTTCAGATATTTCAGAGAAATTCATTGAAGGTTGTACAGTTATATATTTATCATCTTTAGGTACAATCTTAGTATAATAGGATTTAGGATGTACTCTACCTTGTGCATCTCTATAAGTATGTCTAAGCTCAAAATCTTGAAGAGTACCAGGCATTTCCTAATCAAGCATAGCTGCTTCTGCATAGTCTCTTCTATATCTATCAGTAGGAACTATTTTAGCTATGTCTTCAAACTTAATACCAGCTTTCTACTTATTTGTTTTCTTAGACTTACGAATAACTCTCATTCGAGCATCTAATCTATTTATTAAGTTCATAACATGATTAGACATAAGATTAGTATTAATCTCGCCAGTCTTATCATCTCTGAAAGCATTAAGTATTTCCCTTTTTTGACGGTTTAATTCCTCATACTTTTCTCCATAGTTAGTTCTATCTACTTTAGATAATAAGTCATAGAATTCTTCAGAATATACTGTACGAGTATTTCTTTCGTACCACTTATTATAGTCTTTATCGCTAAGTTCTTGTTCTTTCTATTTACGTACTGCTTCAAACTTTTCCAGATTAGTCTTCATTTTAAGACCTTTGGCTATCTTATCATTAAGTTCAGTAAGTTCGTCAGCTATTTGTCTTTCAATAGAACCTTCTGGCTTTTCATTACCCATAAGGTCATACTTACTTGCCAATTGTTTCTTTTCTAAGAATAAGACTTGTAACCTATTCCACTCTTCTTCAGTAAACTTCTCATACTGAATTATGCCATCTATATTCTTATACTTACTAGTAAGGTCTCGGATCTTAATCATAATATTTTCACGTGCATTAGACGCTTCATCACTAAGAGCATTAAACATATCATAATACTCTTTAGTATATTTACGCTCACAATGCTTAGAAAGCCATTCATTACGCTTACGATTATACTGAATACGTAATTCTCTATTCTCTGGTAAAGTTAATTCTCCAGGATGTAAACCTAATTCTTTCCTTGTATCCTCTAAGAACTTTTTATAGTCTCTTTGAAATTTACCGTAATTCCTTTCTCTTACTATATAGCCTGTAGTTTTACCTTCATCATCTACTTCAAACAATACTTTTTGATTGTTACCAGCAGCCTTTAATTTCTCTAATAAAGAGTGTGCTTTCACAAAAGTATTATTATTAATAGTATTTTCAGTATTTTGAAGTATATTGAATAATGTCTTGATAGCTTCATCATTAATCTTATCGCCTGCACCAAACCATCGTGTAAGAGAAGAGATATCGTTATTAGTCTCCTTAGTATTCTCAGCTAAGTAATTATATATAGTAGGTGAACCTACCTAGATACCATTGTTAAGCATAATCTCTCTGGCATTCTATACCTACATGCGCTTAACATGATCAGAGCAGGCATCAAGAATAGATTTACATATAGATAAGTCTGACATCAATTTATCATATTCTTTAGTTCCTATAATATCACTATAACTTGATAAGTCTACTAAAGAATTATACACTTCATTTGCATATTTACAGTAGAATCCGAAGTAGTTCTTATTAAGAGAAACTAATCTTTCGTCAGATAAAGCATTAGTACGATTATTATACGCATCTATTACTTCTCTTGCCACTGTTCTAATATCATCCTTAAGTTCGTCAGTAAAGTCCATAATAACTTTTATGTCCTCTATAACTCCATTCTATATATTCTTTATCTGATATTTGATTTGTTCTTTTAATTCAGTTCTCTTAGCTGGATCCTTTTCATCAATAGAATTAAGACGAGATATAAGACCTTGTTCGAGATTCTTTCGTATACTTCTTAATCTATCATCTAATTCTTTCTTAGTATTAAAGTTATACTTATTTAAATTATCAATAGATACTTCTATAAATCTAGCATTTTCATCTGTACTAGATAAAAACTACTCTTCAAAACTTAGGTTTCTTGTCTATATATTGGCTGACAAATAATCAAAGCTTTTAGCTCTCTCAATTATAGCCTTATCTCTATCTCCATTATATTTCTATAATAGGTCTTGGAATAGCTAAGACTAAGATCCATCAGGATCCTAGTCTATAGCATAACCATTATTTTCAGATATGACATAATAAGCAGCGTCTTCACTATTAAGTACCTTTGCTACTTCATCAAAAGCTGCTTTAACTTCTTTATTCTTTAAATTTAAACACTGCATAATTATTCACATTCTTTTCTACGTTTCTTACCCAATTCCGCTAATGCAGACATATCTTCAAAACTTTCATTCTGTGCTGTATCAGATACAGTTTCTATATCAGGAGCAGATTGGGCTTCAAATACTTCAGTCAATTGACTTACATCTTCTATTTGTTGCATAAAATCTTCTATTGCCTCAATTGCAGTAAAGTCTTCTGTTTCGATAGTACCATATACAAAATCAGTAGCTTCTTGCATCATTTCTGGAGTAATAGTAACATCTTCTGTTGGAACAATTACGTCTTCAACATCAATATTAGATACATTATCCATAACAGGATTTCCATCCTCTGTACCTGCTATTTCCTTTGCATCCTATTCTATTCTTGCTTTAATAGAATTTATTTCTCCAGGGAAGAACTGTTTAGTAAAACCAGAACCAGCTTTAGGATCTTTAATAGCCTTTAATGCTAATGCTTCAATTTCACCTTCAGTCAGTAATGCATTATAATTAAATGAATTAGCTTCAAATGCAGAAGGTTCTAAGCTATGTTTCTAGAATTCCATAACTCTAAATCCATTATCAATAACACCTAATTTAGGTATTCTTTGATATATATACTTAGTACCTCTTCCTACAGTTTCACCTTCTTCATTAATATAAGAAACTTGACCTACTTTTCTATATAGTTCTGTTACTTTAGAAGTACCAGCTCCATTTACTACTTTAATAAATTCTTTCTTAGAACGTGAAGTAGCAAATAAATCTGTTTTCAAGGTAGTTCTTACTCTTCCTCTTTCAGAAGTACGATGTAATACTTTATCCCCTTTTTCCACATTTATTTCAAATGGTTGAACTACACTATCATCCTACCATAAGTTACGTGCAATAGTAATATTGATAGAAGGGAAATACAAGGCCTCAGCATTATCATTCTCTTCAGCAATAGAAGCATAAGCAGCTTGATTAGAGGAACTCTTAAATGACTTTAAACCTTCTTTAATAACATTTACGTAACCGTTTTCTTCTTTCCACTTATTAGGAACAAGATTAAAGAAGTTATTACTACCTCTTTCATCATAAGAAGTTAAGTATGCATACTTAGCTAAGTCATTAGCAAATTCTCTAACTATAGGATCATCAGACTCAAGTAATTCAGCAAAAGCAGATACTAATTGATTCTCGGTCTCATAGTCATTACTTAAGGAAGAATCAGATAATACAATACGGTCTATTAACTGTACTGTACCATCCGCTTGATATTCCTGTAAATAATTAAGTAACTGATTACGTATATAACCATCTTGACCAATTAACGACGGGAATCTATCTTTGTTCTCCATTATGTACTACTTAATGCCAGTTAACCTTTTACACATACTATCTTCGCCATATAGCATCCCTACTAATTCTTCATCAGTAGCATGTAATGCGGGTAAGTCTCTAGACAGTCTTGCTCTAATAATAGAGTCGATATAGGAAGAGAATCTGTTTACGAATTTCTTATCCCCTATATGCTTATAAGCTATTGCCTCTTGTCCATTATTATATACAATGTCCTTTCTTTGACCAAATATACCCATTGCTGATGTGAAGATATTCTGGAATACCTAAGTTGCAGGGAATGCCTAAGAACGCAATAATTTACGTGGTAATGATGTACCATGATGTAGCTTAGTACTTAAGAATGTTTTACCAAAGTAAGTACGTAGAGCTTCTTGAGGATTCTTTTCATCAAATTCCTATCCTTCAATAACGAAGTATTCTGCATTATCATAAATGAACGTCTCATATGAATTTCTGAAGTTCATCTACTGAGCAAGAGTGTTACCAAACTTCTTAGTATCAATCTAAGAACGATGTACCAATTCACTTAATCTCTTAGCATCATTATTAAGCTCATTGTAAGCTTTAAGAACGATTAACTAAGTATAAGGATCTTTAGTGGTTAGACCGTTGATAAGACTACTATCATTGAACACAGTACTTCTATCGTGTACAAATTTAGTTTTGTCGTATATTAAATCTATACCTACTTCATCTGCTATACTATTATACTTCTTAATATGATCATACTTAGTAGGGTCATTATTATCTAAAGAATCTATATATGACTTGTATTGTTTAAAGTACTTGTCATATAAAGTAGCAACTACCTGATTTTCAGTCTAAGTAGTAACACCATATACACCCTTATTAGCAATCATAGAATCAGCAAATTCTTTCAATATAGGCTGTGCTAAGAAATAGAACGTAGTCTTACCCATACCACCACGTAACAGTAAGTTAGTCATGTTATAAGTAACTTGATTTACATTCAGAGCCATAATGTACGGATCTTTAGCAACGTCTACATGTGCATTAATCATTGCTGATAACCAGTCTAGTATTCTAAAACCATCTCTACCTCTGATAGCATCTATAGTTCCTAAACCATAAGGATTACCTTTAGTATATATCATCTATAGATGTACTAATTGAGTTAAACAGTGATTAGTAGAATTAAGTGCAAACGGAGCGATACCTGCTTTACCACCTGTATATTCCTCTTTACGAGCAAGTTGGAATGAAGGCAATAGTTCATACATTGGCAAAGCTTCCTCTTTAACAGAAGGCTGTATAAGAGGTAGAATATCTTTCTAAAGTAACTTAGTAAGAGTATCAATAGAAGCTCTAGTTTCTGCCATATTCTTGCTATCTGATACTACTAACTGATAACTCTATATAATCATATTCTACAACGCCTTAGTACTCTGCTTGTCCTCTGGTAGTACGTTTCCTTCTTCATCTGTCTCATACTGCATTATATTACCATTCTCGTCATAATTAAGAGTAGCTAAATACAATTTATCAACGTCGAAGTCAGAACCAGTCATAGCAGTAAATTCATCAGGAACTATGATGGTATCACCTATTCTATCTGGTAACACATCTACTACTTTAAAGCTAAACGTTGAAGAAAGACCCTGAGTAGGAATACGATAACCAACACCCATAGGAGTAGCATCCTTACCTATTATACCTTTCTCAAGTAACCATCTTCTCATTTGGCCATAACTACCTTGATACTCTTTTGGTACAATGTGTCTAAAGAAGTTAGTACTAAGCATGACATCCATACTACCGTCTTTATTCAAGAAACGTAATTTCTTACCATCATTAAATGCAGTACCTATTGCAGATTGTTTACGAGCACCAGTAGCTTTGAAACCAAATGAAGACATCTGAATAGCTGAGCCACCTGGAGTATTTAAATCTACTACTTGTTTATTAATGTAGGATATTATTCTACTTTCAACCCAATTTCTTGAACTTGTAGCAGCAAGAGGAATACGGAATTCACCGTTTTCATCTAACTTAAATCCATCAATGACTTCATCAGACATACCTGAGGAAACTGCCTGACTTATTAAGTAATCTGATAAAGCCTTATTATTAATAGTACCATCTTTAAGGAATCGTTTTAATACGTCATTGGCTCCTCTTACAGATAATCTATTAATAGCACTCATTACTCTTTCTTTGATTTGAGCACCTGTAACAGACTGTCCTTTATTATTACCATAAGTACGATTATCTATAAGGTTACCAAGGCATATCTTAACTGCCTGAGTACCAAATGAGCGGTCTAAGTGTTCGTGAGGACTAGTATTAAGCTGCAATCTTAAGTTACTGATATCCTACTTAAATACTGGTAGATTACCTTCTTGATGATACTTATCATAAGATGGTTTGCCAAGATCTTCCACATTGAAGGTATTATTCATACTATCCAAATATGTTTGATATTTTTGTCTACCGCCTACTTTAACAGCAGATTCAAAAGTAAGCATATCAATAGTTCCTAGTTCCTCATTATTCATACGCTCATAGAGAAGTCTATTATCACCCTTAGCTAATACTTTAAACATAGGGAACATTGCCATCTTATCAAATACTGGTATATTCAAATTAAGCTGGCTATCTCGATGATCACCAAAGTAAACCATCTTCAAAGGATTGATAAGAGCTGAAGTAGTTTTAGCATATTTAACAGGATCATTAAGCCAACTTTCGTCTTCTCCTTCCATTATCCTATATGCTTCTTCTATTTCATCAGACCAGTTACCAAGTGCTTTCATAATGCGTCTGTATAAAGCAGGACGTACATATACAGCAGCATCAGATTGATTAATGGCTCCGTCACTATAAGGATTGGCACTATTCTTAGAATAACTATCTACGAACTTCTATTGCTCTTTATCCAAAGAATCATAGAATTTCTATTCCTTTTCTTCAGTATTAAGAGCCTCTATCAACATATCATCTGTATAAGCAGGATATCTTTGACTAAGCAAATCTCTTAATATAGAATTACGAAATATCTTATACAATTCCCCATAGTATTCTGAACCAATTTCATTATCCTTCAAATGTAACACACTAATAGAAGTGTCATTTTCTTCAGGATTATCCCATATAGTTCTGAGATTGGTACCAGTAGAAAGTACAGCAGATAGACGTTTAATCTTATCTACATCTCGACCAGATATAACATCATAGCTTGCTATTACTTCTCCATTATCGTCTTTTATTTCTTTATTGAATTTCTTCCATTTATAATAAGCTGGATCACCTGTAAAGCATTTCTCTACCTCTATAATAGATAAAGCACTATTAGCTACATGAGAACCAATAATAGAATATAGTATATCCTCATTAAGTAATGAACCTTCTTCCGCAGTATACATTTTACTATCAGCTGCTTTTTTATAGTAAGAATATATATTATGAGGAATAAGTTTATTTACAAATCTACCATTTTTGAAGCCCAATATACCTCTATTTACAAGTTTATTCATCTCTCTTGTAGTAGCTCCTACAAGTAGATTATTTATAGCTTGATAAATATTAGCACTGGTAGTCAGTTCTTCACTACTATTAACTCTTTCAAAACCAAGCAATAATACTTTAAGGTCTTTAAGATACTACATTACCTCTTCATTGGAACCATTTTTTTCGAGGTTAGCTAAATCCTAGTTAATGTTAATGATTCTATCACCAACTCTAAGACTACTAAAGTATCTAAATCTACCACCATTACCACTAGCATCCATCTTACCATTCTTAATCTTACCGTGATAATTATCAACTCTCAGAGTAGGATTCTTCTCTACAAATGGCTTATGAACATAGTAATCGAATACTGCATCAAACTCATCTAACCAATAATTAATAAAGATGTCGAGAGTTCTTTTACTAAATCGTCTATCATCAGTAACGATTAAAGACACGTCATCTGGTATCTCTTCACCTAATACAGCATAGTAATTAGCTGTGCCTTCATCAAAATACTTAGAAGTTATAGTATCTCTTACTAATTGTAAACCAGATATACTATACCAAGTCTTTTTATCAGACATAGTAGGTAATATCATCTGATTATTGAATGTAAGAGTTAATTTAGCTACATAGTCTTCAATAGGTGTAATACCAAAGTAATCACGACTTGATTCTCCTATATTGAGTGCTAAGAAGTTATGCAACTTAAAGTTGGTATCTTTAGCATTTGCAATCAAACTTCTTCTACTATAAGGAGTATCCAATATCTGTTGTCTTTTGCCATGAGCATCTTTATTGATATTACGTACCTAATCTGAAAAATAGTTATTTTCGCTAATAGGATATACCAAAGCGCCATCTGCTCCTACTACACTGAATTCTTGTGGAGACGGATGTACCTTACCATATGCTACAGCCATTTTATTAATCTGAGCATCCTTAGAGCTATAATTGAATATACGGTCAATAGTTCTTGCTGTACCTTGCCCAGAACGCTTTTTAATATAAGATTTACCTGATAAGCCAAGAGCTACGATATCACCTAATACACCGTTATTAAAGCTCTATCTTTCCTTAGAAGACCAGAATGAAATAAACTTGTTTAATTGTTCATTATCTGTAATGTTAGAATCTGGCATCTAAGACAATAAATAATTAAGAGCTAATTCATCAAATGGTATTTGAATAGCATTACATATTTGTATGAAATTATCTTTCATTTCCTGTAGTACTAATTCACTATCAGGCATATTTTTCTTTAACTTCTTAGCTTTAGTAGCCAATATATTAAGTCTGGTTCTTCGTGAATTGACATACTTAACAGCGTTAGGATCGAGATATCTCTATCCGTTATCATCCACTTTTACATTAGCGGACGCAAAAAATGCCTTAGACCATCTTGATGGTAAACGTCTAATCTTTCTAAGATTATCACTGTCTAACACTTCCCAAATAGATCTCTTAAGAGCAGCAGCTGTTTCAAAATCCTTCTATTCATCTGACATATCATATGTAATATTAGGAGTATCTGATTTAGCCTCAATCGTATTCATCTGAATCTTAGCTGACTTAATTGTAGTCTCTAGCTGAGTCTTAGTATTATCATCAATAGGATTCTCTTCAGACGTAAACATTTCATTCAATGCATAGAATGTAGGATCTGTTTCAGCTAATCTAGCTGTAGTATCAATAATATCTTGATAAGAATCAATGTCCCACAAATTCTCCATTATCTTATTCCATACGATGTTGAATGATTCAGTAGTAGGAATACCAAATATTTCATCTAATACTGGAGCTATTTCTCTAGTAACTACTCCAGTCTGTTCATCTCTAATAAATGTGTATTCATACTTAGGTACAGAATAGAAGAACAGTTTAGCTCTGAATGCAATATTATCTTTCTTAGATATATCTCCTTGATTCTTATCCCAAGTGTTATCAGGATTATCACCAGTTTCAGTATCCAATCTATTATCTTCTTCAGTCTGTTGCTTATCTACTTCTCTAATACCTAATTGATTAAGTCTGCTTAATATATTCTTCTTGAATATATCTTTATTACTTACGACATCCTCTACTAACGGTACGTATTCTTCAGCAATCCACCCTGCATCTATTCTGTCCTGAATAGTATCAAACATACCGTCTATATCCAATGCATGAACATCATCAATGGTTCTAATATTATACATTGATAGAGCAGTAGAAGTCAATGAATTAGCCACACTATAGAAAGTCTAAGAGTCAAATATGTTGGGCATATTATTAACTTGCTCTGCAGTAAGACCAGGTATATAATATGTTACTCCATATGGATGTTTTCTATAGAATTCTTCAGCTATAGTATCAGCTACTTTATAATCTTTAAACTATCCTTGTTTAATAGCTTTAAATAACTGTCTAGGGAAGTTAGGTTTACCAAATAAAGCTCTAATGTAGTCTCTTATATTCTTAAAAAATTTGACGATTTTATATCGCAGAGAAGGATTCTTTTCATTAATCATATAACTTCTAAATTCCTCTGCGAGAGCTTCTTCAACCTACTGTTCAGTATAGTCTCTAGCTTCACTGTGAGTGTTGACATACTCTTGATATACAGCTCTACGTTGAGCTTCATTCAGTAACAGTAAACTAACATAGTGAAATGCTTCATGATATTCTACACCTTCTCCAGATTGTAAGGATAAACCTATTTGTGGCATTATTTCTTGAGTAATAGCATTGACTGCCATTCTCATAATACCATATGCCTTTTCATTAGAACCAGTAGCAAACATAGCATTAGTCACTATAATATTCTCTGGATCCAATCCAAGCGTATCTACTAACCATTTTCTAGCAGATTCAGCATTAAGTGTATTAGTACCTCTTACTGTAGAGAATACTCCTGCTACTTTATCTTTAGGAGTCTATAATACAATCTTCTTACCTTGTCTATTAGTAATAATACCCCAAGTATGACCAGGAAGCAATTTCTAATTAGAAGGAATAGTAAGACCGTATTTATCAAGATTCTCTTGTGTAGCAGGTTCAGCTATCACCGGTTGTTTAGGAGTACCTTGTTTCTTTTCAGGAGTAGCCTTAACTGGAGATTGAGTAGCTATAGTCTGTCCATTAGAAGCAACAGAAGATCTTGTAGCAGTAGAAGCCTTCTTCTATGATTCTACTACTTTCACATCATCCGCATATACAAAAGGAGCTTTAAAAGCATGATCACCTAAGTCAGTCTTTATCTTGCCATGATTGATAAACCAAGCAGCCATAAGAATAGGCTCATTAACTTTTACAAGTTTACCATTCTATTTACTATAACCTAATTCTCTAAGAGAGAAAGTAATGGCATCATTACCGAAACGTATTTGAGTATCATCATTAGATGCTAATTCAGGATGATTAGTTATTACTCTAATCATACCATTTACTACCTACTCAGGAATACGGGACATTAATAAATCTTTATCTGTATTCCAGTGTATATTCTGTGATATCTCATATACGATTCTTTTCTTCTATGAGTCAGTAATACCGTCAAGTTTAGTATAACGAGTAGTATAACCCTTTCTAGGATTAGTATAATCTCTTAATGCTCCATTTACAAAGAATCTTTTACCAAGAGCATTTTCATATACATTTAACTACTTTCTTACTAAGAAGTTAAGAGAAACCTTTTCTTTATCTGTTAAACCAGATACAATAGTTTTATCGCCATTATTAGCAAGAATACCAAGTAAGAATTCATCTATTTCATTATGGAAGAATCCATTAACCATAAGTTCGTAAATGAACTCTGCAGTACTCATAGGAATAGGCTTACCGTTTTCATCTCTATTGATAGTACCATCTACATTCTTACTTAACTATATTTCACTATAATTATTTACATTGGGTATTCGATGTAATTCTTCTGCTAACATTATAGGCAAAGTACTATTCTATGACGGAGTATTTTCTACTTTAGGAACATAATACAATTTACCAGCATATCCAGTACCTTGAACAGAAGTATCGTCAGTCTAATCTAGTTTTACAATACTAAAGGGATTTAAACCAAATGGCCCAGTACCGTATCCTATTTCTACATCTCCAGTAACAATAGCTTCTGTTAATTTGTGACCATCACTAGGTATCTAAAAGTCGTCAACTTCATTCAAATGTCTATAAACAGGATTACCGTTTTCATCTACTATGTTATTAAGAGTACCATTGCTGATACGCATATTAGTAGGTTTAACGTGTTTTGCTGCCTCTAGAGGCAATCTACCATCTGTAAAATAGTTCGGTGCGTATTGTTTGATGATCTTAGTTCTAAGGGCAAGCAAATGGCTAATCTGAGCATCTACATCTTCAGGAGTCATACCAAGATTAAGTAGGTCATCTCTCAGACTTTGAGTAATAGCTCTTAAAGAAGTATTATATACTATACCATCTTTTTCTATAATCAGATGTATAGCTAAGTTCTTCAATGCGGTATCTCCACCACTCATATCATGTGTACTTGAGGTTACCACATAATATGCGTCATCTACCGTACTAAGCCATCCTGGAGTAGCCAGGTTAACTGCTAATACAGAGCCAGGTCTACGTTCAGCTACTTTACCATCCTTTGTAATGAATGTAACAGGTTTGCCTGCTACTGTAATAGGCATTACTTCATCAGTAGTAGGTAAATAGAAGAAAGTGTTAGCTATGTAAGCTCTCTTTTGTTTACTCTTAGTAATAATAGGATTACGTTCGTCCATATCTGCTGTATCATTAGCATACGTAGCAGGACCAGTAAACCCATCATCATACATTTCATCGAATACATTCTGCATCTAAAGCATCTCTTCCCCTATAGTAATAGAATTATCCGGATTCTATTGCATAGTAGGATCCCATTTTACTTCATCTGTAGCAGGGTCAATATATACCTCAGATGCTTTACCTTCTTCAAGAGTAGGAGGAGCTACTTTATCTTTCTATACTTCCTGTATTGGAGCAGGAGTAGGTTCGATGCTAGGAGAAGGTTCCGGTGTTTGTACCTCAGGTACTTTTGATTTCTTTTCCTATATAGTAGGAGGAACATCTCTATCTTCTTTTTCTTCTTCAAATAAAGACTGAGAATCATCGTTTGCTGCCTCTTCCGCAGAATCATTAATGGGATTTTCTGGAGTTACTTCTTCTACAGCATTCGTAGCTATCTCTATATCTAATTTAGAATTATCGTTATTATCCTAATTATTGTTAACAGCTTCCTCCTATACCTTAGTACGCTCTGTATCATCAACATAAGTATCGTCTAACTCATACTCTCTAGCTTCTTCTTCATCGAGTAATTCTTGAGGCAGTGTTTCCAATTCAGGATTTGCTTCCTATTCCAATTTATTTACAAGAGTTTCAATCTAAGAAATAGTTTTACTATCCTCATCTTCTTTTTCCTTCATCTCATCCTGAGGTACAATAGGAGGAGTATTTTCTTCCATTGTATCCATAGGAGATTCAGTTTTCTCAGCTGGAGAGGGTTGTTCTAAAGTAGCAGGTTCCTCAGTAGTTACAGTTTGAGTATCTTCATCAACTACAGGTTCTTCTGCAGGAGTACCCTACTCTTCTTCCTTTTCCTGTCTTGCTACCTATTCTTTGCTATCTCTACGTATTAAATCTCTCTGAATAACAGATACAGCTCTACGCTTATAAAGTGATTGCTTATCAGCTAAATTCTCACTTTCATCCCATTCTTTGTTTACTTTGTCATCGTAGTCTTTGATTACCTACTGTTCAGATCTGGGTTGTCTTCCATTAGCTTCATCTTCATTAGCTGCATTAGTGAGTATAGATTGTCTCTGAGCATCTGTTATATTATCCCAAGTAGGTCTATAAAGTCTTGTATCGCCAGTATATGAACCGACGATATATGCAGCATTATGTTGAATAAGATCTTGTGTAGCTCCGTCATTAATGAACTTCTCAGTAAGGGCTTGTTCTAATTCCTCTTGATAGGGGAGAGCTATAGCGTTTAATGCTTCTTGTTGCTCCGCTGTTCTTTTATTCTGTTTCTTTAAGTTCTTAATATACTTTTGAATTCCAGATATACCATCTATGTTGACATCTAAGTTTAAGTCCTACTTTAGACGTTTTAAATCTTGCTTTCTGTTAGATAACTCCGTATCAATAGTATTAAGAACTTTAAAATAAGTATTATTTATAAGATTATCAATAGCACTTTCTCTATATTGAACAAAGTCTATCGCTTCATCTCCTTCTAATTCATCTACATATTGATTATACATTAGCCTAAACATGTCATCTAATGTATTATCATTACGTATCTTAGATTCAAGCTCTTCAATAGCCTTAGTAGAGTTTTCAGAAGCTTGTGTCTGATCATTCAATCTATCACGTAAATTAATGGCATTCTTGATAATCTGATTATATTGTGTATCACCAAAAGTAGCATTAATTTGATTAGCTATATCATTAAGTTCTTTATTAGAGACATAAGTAGATACAGTATTAGCTAAAGCTATGTCTTCATCAATCATTTCATCAGTTACACCTTCTGGCTTATATTGTTTCAATGATTGTAAAGAGTTACGTATTCTACCAAAGTTATTACCATTCTACTTAGAAGCGGAGATAAACTGATCTATTTTGTTATCTCTTTCAGCATCAGCATAATGATCAGCAGTAAGACCTCTAAGTTTATTGTCTGTTAATACCTGCTTAGTGCCTTCATATACATCCCTAGCTCCATATACTCCTGTCATAAACAAACCAGTAAATCCACCAATCTTCATTTCATTGATAAGATCCTTATCTGTATTAAGAGTATTATCTGGATGTATTCCATAGTAAGCTAAGTTGGCTTCTAATCCTAGATTAGCCATATTGGCTGCACCACTTAACAAAGAATATCCTTCAGCATTATCATAATCTCCTTTTTGATATCTACTAGATACTAAATTCTGAACACCTTCTTCAGTACGTTCAGTAAAATAACTTAATCCTAAAGCTTTACCTAATTTAGTAATAGTACTTAAAGCATCCTTAGTAGCTACTTTACCCATAGGGTTCTTAGATATCTTATCAGCTACTCTGGTAAGGGTATTATCAAGTATGGAATTACCTGCCTCAGCTAATCCTCTATTAGATACTGACTAAGCCATTTCAGCAGAAGTAGCCATGTTAGGAGTCTTACCCAGTAATCTACGCATACCATATGCTCTAGACAGCCATTGGCCACCATATGAGAATAAAGTAGATTCTACATAATCAGGAATAGATAAGGCTGAGTTAGTCTGTTTTAATACTTCTAAACCCTTTTTAGATTCGTCAAGTATTTCGTTATATCTTGGATCGTCAGTCTTTAACTGTTGTGCTACGGATGCTTGAAATATTTCATAATCATCCATATCATCTACAGGATAGCCTAATGAAGCCAATCTAGACTTCGTTTGATTAGTAATATTAGAAATATTAATACCTAATTCATTAGCACCATTAAGTACTCTTTCTTGATATGCAGAGAATGCTTCTGAAGATGTTTCACTATCGCGCATATAAGAAGCTATGGCATAGTTAACTCCAGCTTCAGTCATAGCATATAACAAAGGTAAAGTACCACCAGAGCTTGCAGAGAGAGCTCCTTTAGCTACTCCATTCAATATAGCACTGGCTCCCATTTGACCAATCATAGCTCCAAATTCTGAGTAACTACTACCTAAATGAGGCAATGCGTAATACCAACTCATAGGATCGTCGATACTAATTTCGTTTCTCTCGAATTTAGCTTTGAATTCTGGGTCTATCTTAGTAGGATCGAATAATAGATTACCTTTCTTGATAGTGTTAATCTTAGCTTGAATATCTTCTTCTTTAGATTTCTTTCTGGCATTAGCTACCTGTAAAGCTTCATCTAACTAACTTACTTGTGTAGAAAGAGAATTCATATCATTCTTATTTCTACTATCCCACATAAACTACATTTGTTCAGGACTGAGTTTACCTATATTACCAAATATAGTATTAACTCCCTCAGCAGACAACATGTGTTTAAAGTTATTATTGGGATTTAAGTCAGCAGAGTAATTTGCATTAAGGTAGTCATAAGTTAAATATTTTAAATAATCTTTAACACTACCAAACTTCTCACGATTCTTAAATAGTTCTTGAGGTCTTGTTTCATAAAATATATCCTGCAGATAAGGATTAGTTCTAGCCATTTCCTTAACAGCAGGTTCTAATTGAGCAATTTTTTGGCTCAATTCATTCTAACGAGTATAGGCTGCAGCTAATTGTGAATCAGACCAGTTATACCCATTAAGCTCTATATTCCTATTTAAGTCTATTAATTCTTGTTTAGAATTTAAATAGTCTTTAGCATTTTCTAGTTGAGGAACCCATAATCCTTCAGTAGAAGACAGTTCACTATACTTCTTATCTAAGTTAACCTAATGACCTTGTACATTAGCTTGTCTCCAAGGATCTAATACAGTGTGACCTATTTTATTATCTGTAATTATATCTAATAAGCTAAACTCATTATCTTTTTCAGTTTTTGGTCTACTGTAATCAGCTTCTTCCAATTGTTTATGTACAGACTCAGCTGCTTCATTAAGCAACTGAGCCTATCTAGCTTCTTGACTATATTCTTGTATTCCAAAGGTATCTAGCTTTGGAGTATCGTAGAGCTCGAAATCTCTTGCTCTTTGTTTAGTATTAAGTATTTTATCCATAATAGATATTAATTCATTCTTTCATACTCTGAAATGAGATTCTGTGTATCAGTAGTTTTACTGCTTAAATGTCTATTATCGTGAGTCCAAGCCGCATCTCTTGTAATTGCTGACTCACCTTCATCTGGTATTAAACCTAAAATTGGAACTCTAATAAATTCTCTTGTTTTATCTGATACGGTTCTAGAAGTACCATCACTAGTAGAACTCTATCTATCTGTTGTAGATGTAGTTGTATTTCCTAATTTAACCTTTCTCATTCCCATTGCAGCTCTTTCTTCAGGAGTGAAATCACTCATTTGCTCAATAGGAATATAAGCGTATTTTCTTTGGTATAAGAAGTTACCATCAGTAGTTACTTTAGGATCACCTTTGATAATAAAGTCGTGATACTTATTACCCATTTGCCAATTGTGTTTAAATTTATCACGAGCTACCATACCTTTAACTGTAGTATCACTCAAGTTCTTAGCATTTCTACCGCCAGGATTAATAACATTTGAACGAGTGGTTCCCATTAATCCGTAAGCAAAGTCTTCAGCAAGAATAAAGTTACGAGTATCGTTAGCTTCATATCCACCATAAGCTTTAGTACCATTAGTACCCTATTTAGCATATACATCACTTACTTCAGGGCTAAGTGGACTGGACATAACATCTAACAGATAGTTCTCTGCAGCAACAAGACTCTTGTGATTTCTTGCTATTTGGTTAAAGCTATTACGCATTCTAGCCTGCATTACAGCAGGGTTAGTATTAGCAGCATAAATAGCCTAATCTTCAGGGGATAATGCATCTACACCTTTCTACATTACTACAGATACTTTATCAGGAGTAAGACCACTAAAGTTATCCATTAATGTCTTACGAGCATCTCTATGTAATATAGTAGTAAGATTGTTCATTGCTTGAGCACTTCTATTAGCAGCAGCTTTCATCTGTAACTTAGCACTTTCCATCCACCAAGGATCACGTTCAGCCTAATCATATGCAAACTCTCTACCAGCTGTGATTAGAGTGTTATTAAGTTGATACTCAGCATCTTCTTTACTAAGACCTTGTCTTTGTAATATTTCAAGATGCTTACGGTATTCAGGAGTATTCTGTATACTTGATAGATTCTTTTGAATTTCATAATCTGTTCTATCTGTAGATACTCCAGAGTGTATCCAACCATTTGACACTCCAATAAAGCTAGCCTTCAGGTTATCAACATATGGTTTAACTAAGTCTACTTCTGATTTATAGGCTAAAGGTGATATGTCATTGAATATATCACTTTGTGCTGTATCATAATTAGTAAAGTCTACATCGTGCCACAAAGGATTATATTTACCAGATAACATCAATTGTTGATTTGCTTTCTATCTAGCAAGCATACCCTCTCTACTCTACTTAAGTCTACTTAAATAACCGTAATCGATATTATTAATTCTCTATTGTAGTCTAGACCTAAAGTTAGCATCTTTCATAGCATCTGGGTTAGTAGATGCTTCTTGAATCAAATCAGAGAACTTACCTATAGAATTTCTATAGTAATTTTCTGTATCTACTGCAGAAGGAGATTGAAACTCTCCAAATGTAGTAATTGTATTTGTTAAATCTTTTGCAGCCTAATCTACAGCTTCTTTCTGTGCTGCACCTATCCTATATAATTCACCAAAATTAATAGGAACGTATGTGTTTAATATAGGAGCTTCTGCAGCTCTATCATATCTATTTGCCTACATAATTTATCCTATTATCTTAAGTACTTACTCCAATTCTTAATAGTATCTGATGTAAATCCTGCTTGTAAGAACGGTTTATATAATTCAAGCATAGCCTTATCTCTCTTACTTTGATTACGCATAAGAGTTTTGTTCTATGCAAATTGACTCAACTGACTTAATCCAGCTCTACGAATATTACGAGCAGAAGCTCTATTTTGTGCATTGAGATCTGAAGCGAGGTTCGTAGCATTGACCCATTGTTTACCAAGATCATTCATAGCATTGGCATATTCACCTTTGTACTGATTATTAACATTACTTTCAGTAGCTCTGGCTGCAGCTTTAGCTTTATTTGCTTGGATAGCATTCTATAATCTAAATGCCATATTATGACCAGTATTAGTCATCTATTGACTAGCACTATAATCAGCTACAGCTCTGTTAGTATCTATATCTCTAAGTAAAGGATTAATATTATATCTACGTCTACCCATAGTATTAGCAATAGCAGATGCGTATGGATTATAATTAGCCTATACTGATTCTGGATTACCTGTGAATAGATTAGACATTATTGGAGCTAGTGTTGCAAAGTCACTAATAGCGTCTACCCAGTTAGGACTATTTACTTCAGGAGTATTAACTGTAGTAGGATTAGTACCTATAGTAGGTATTATATTTCTAGTTCTAATATCTTGAGGAGTAGCTGATACTTCCGGTACTATTTCATCAATAGTATTTAAATCAGACATTATTTCTGGAGCAACTACAGATTTAGCTACTCTAGGAGTAGCCTTTTTAGAAATAGTCTAAGAACTACTAAATTTAGTTCTTTTGGGAGCAGTAATAGTCACTTCAGGTAATGTACCAGCATTTACTTCTGATACTCTACCATAATTATCCCAAGGTGCAGTTACATCTCCTTTTACATATGAAGTATTAGATTTGTATCTAGGAGCAGGAGCGCTAACTCCCATACTAATTTCACCTGCAAATCTAGGATCGGTCATAAATCCTGCAGCATTATACAGTGGCTTATCGTCTCCTCCATAAGCAAATGACTTTACTTCTTTACTCTTAGATTTAATTCCTTTCTAATCCTTAAGAGCTTCTTGCATCATAAACAGTTTATTGTGTATCTGTCTATTATTAATTTCATTTAGTTTTGCAGAGTTCTATGCAAATCTATCATTATATTTACTTTTATTTTTAGCCATCATTTGTTCTCCTAATTGGGCAAATGTTTTCTTAGTACCTGGTACTTTAAGAGTATTACTTAATACTTTACTTCCTTCGGGCAAATTAATCAAGTTACTATCAGTAGGTTGCCCTTGTTCTGGTACTTTACTTACTGCCCCATCTGGAGTCTGTATTAATTCTCCATCATCTACATAAGCCAATGATGAAGGAACTCTGCCCCCGTATTCAAATACATCAGTATCAAACTCTGTGTTATCTTCATTAAACTCATTAGCTAATCTTTCTGTACCAGCTACAGCTTCTCTATTTTGAAATGCATTCAATCTTATAGCAGCTCTACGTTTTCTGAGTTTCCTATTTCTAAAAGCTCCTCTTAAGCCAGTACCCAAAGTACCTTCATCAAAGTCAGTAAACGAAGTCATTTCTGCTGCTTTTCCTTTCTTACCAATAAGACCAACTGCTGCACCAGCAATACCACCTACTAAACCACCTACAGGTCCACCTATAGTCATACCAAGTTGTGCTCCAGATCCTGCACCTTCCGCTATACCAGTAAGAGATTGCATAGTAGCCTCTCCACCAGTAGTAGCAGTAGAAGTCTAGAAAGGACTTGTCAATGTATTTATGGCTCCAGGTATTGCCTAAGCTATTCCTGATATATTTCCTATATTTGTATTAGCGGGATTATTCTTAATCATAAGATTGTTAGGGTTATTTGGAGCAGTTCCCCTAGCTATTGATGATTGTAATTCCTACATATTACTTAAAGATACCGGCAAACCAAACTACGCAGCAGGAATCTATATCTTTCTTTTCTTTGTATTCTTTTTCATATTAAATTCTAGAATATCTATAAGTAGTTGTTATCTAAGGCATCTAAAAAGAATAATCCTTATCTGATTTAAATTTATAATCACATATCATATATTTACCTCTCATTCTAGCAGGGAATGACATATTATCATCCTCTTCAAATGAATCCTGTCTTGGAACTGGTAATCTATAAGTATCTTCACGATAGTCAAATACTAAATCCTAACCGTCTTTATTAGCTACCTAGTGTTTAGTAGTTAATTTAATACTATCAAGAATATCATTGGTTAGTATTTTATTATTTGGATCTATAAAGTCTCCCTATAACTGAATATTATCAAATACTTTAGTATACTGAGGATCTTTGTTTACTACTATCTTTAATCTAATGTCTTTACTAGTATCACCAAATCCTTCTATATCTAATGAATTAATGATATAGAACTCATTATTCTTAGTTGTTACAATTTTATCTGTAAGAGGTAACGTAAAATCTGGATCAAATGTATATAAAGATGTAAATGCGTTTAATTTTTCATTATATATCAAAGACTTATTATACAGTCTGAACCATACTTCATCATATTTCTTATCATACAATGAATTAGCTCCTTTAGTCTTTTGATTATACATGTTATTCATATAAGACTGCACGTTACAATCTTTTGATATTATACTTATTCCACTTCCTGTAGATTTACATATTTCATTCTTATTAGAATCGTACCAATATATACTATTACTAGAGTTAACAATACTTCTATCATTAACTACATTAGTACCATTTAGAGTACTCAAATAATCGTATCTATCCAATACTCCACCAGTACCTAATACTAGTTGTCCTACATTGTTATCTTGTATCAATGATCTTTCATTTACAGATAATACTCCAAAAGCATTATTCTACCAAAAGTATAATCTATTAAATATACCTCGTATGTTAGTTATTTCTCCATACTGATAATCTACATCTATGAAATCAGCTGGTTTAAATACAGACCAATTGTCTATATTTTCATTGATAGTTTTAGCCTGTGATACATACACTCTATTGGCTGATTTTACATTAGCTTCATCGTATAGACCTCTAGTACTGAATAATTTAGCATCTGGTGTTACTGAATAAACATCATTATACAAATAATATGGTTTACTTTGGGAATGATATTGCTACATTTGAGTAGGCTCTAATTGCATAAAAGCATCCACTGCACCTGTACCTGCATTGTATGTTCTATTGGTCATTTCACCCATAGATAACTTTAGGTTTATAGTGCTTTCTAAAGGAATGTAAGCTCCAAAGTATCTCTTGTTTTCATTCCATTCATTTACATCATTCCTTTGAAATATCATCTGGCACGGATAGTCTAGTATCCCTAAGTAAGTATCACCACCAAATGCATATACTGTATTATTAGCTTTATTACCATAAGCTCCAACAGGTATATAAGTATTACTAGTTCTAGATGAATAAGTATTACCACTGTAAGGTATAATTGCTTTTTTAACATTAACTACAGTTACAACGCAATTATTCATCATATTAGAGTCTCTGTAAGCAGAAACTCCTTCTATACTTTGCTTATCCTATTCAGAAGATTGTAGTATCATACATGGCCCAGCTGGACCATAGGTAACAACATTATCACTATTTCCAGCTTTATAAAATTCACTAGTTGCCCAATTAGTATAAGCAATGTCACCTATATTTATCTTATAAGGAGCTACACCACCATTATTAGTTACATTATAAGGTATATTTTTTGCAAGTTTAGCATCTATAATAGTCTATTCTGCTGAATTATAGATAGAAGATCCTTTAGAATAGAATTTTTGTATGTAAGCCCCACAGAAATCATCTTTATGAATTTTAAATACTTGAGCTGCATTTTCAGATTGGCTGTCATCTTTATTGACTACCTTGGTCCATTTTCTATATTCAGATGAATTTACAACTGTATTATTAGGTGGATATACACTTCTATTATTCATTCCTACCCAATTCTATACATTTACTCCAGTGGTTGTATCTACTTCTGCTGTACTAAAGTAAGAATGAATAAGACTTTCCTATTTAATATACACATTATCTTTGAATACTTCTTCCGCTTTCTCTCCATTAAAACAAACCTCAGGAGATATAAATCTCCAATACCCAGATGCTATGTCGTTAGTATCTATAGTACTAGTTCTTTTAAATACAGAACCGGTAAGATCCATTACCATTTGCCTACGCTTGTTCATCAAAAATGGCATTGGTCTGTACTCATTCGTATCTTTAGACGTACCTCTACCAACTTCACCGTTATCTCTATCTTCTACTATCTTATAATTATGTAGTGAAGTAATTACTCCTTGTGATACAATTGTTCTATCTTGTTCAGTACGATCACATCTAACTATTTCATATGATACAGCATCTATAGGGAAGTTTTTTACTGTAAATCTAACTCCTATAGGCATAGACTAAAATACATTATTGCCTATATCCTAATTAAATGCTGGAAAAGTATCCATGTTAGGAAATCTTATATCCCCTATCCATAATGTTGGTGATGCTATAGATTTACTATTGTAGAATACTATACCAAATCTATATACTTCGTCTCGTTGATAACTTCTAAATAAAGCAGATATTACTGGATCAGCATAATTCTTCTATCTTGTGGCAGTCTTTATTTTCTTAGTAGTAGCTAGTTCCTATTTGTTAAAAAATATATCTGTTGGATCTACATGATATAAGTCCATACTTTCTACAGTTTCCGAACTATTGCTAATACCTACATTGTTTCTTAACCCGCCATTTAAAATAGAAATAAAGTCTTCCTTTAATTCAGTATATACGAAACTATACTCTATATTAAGACCGTTACCTCCTAGTTTATCATCCTTACCGTAAACATATGGTAATATAGTTAACTGCCCACTAATGTCTCTCTTAGCATTATAAGGGTTAATACAATCGTGATGCGCTGGAACTTTACGCATTGTGTCATAGTCTTCAATTCCAAAGTACATATAATCATTCGGATCTGAAGTTTCTAATCTAACGTTACCATCCTTATTTGCTCTATATGCTCTAGCATCATACTCTACTAGCTTACCATTATCTTCTATCATAGGAACCCAAGAGGTTTCTGTAATATTAGAAGCAAATAATCTGTTCTATACAGAAGTAATACTGTTACAAATAAAAGCATAACTAGTAAAGGCGTTAAATTCTTCTTGAGTCATAACACTAAGCTAATTACTGCCTGTATCTGTATAACTTATTACATTCTTGTCTGTATCTATTTCTATATCATCTGCTATAGAATAAGTAGGAGTAGAATTGTTATCTTTATAGAAGATACGAATAATAGTACACCTATTAAAATCTTTAGTATCTAATGGAGCCTATATAGTACATCCTTTACCAGTATAGGAATCTTTCTATGATCCATAATGATCTACTAAGTTAGCACTAATACTAGAAGCATCTAGATGCACACAATTACTCAAACTAGATATAGATGTCTGTTGAGAATGAGGATTATATAGTCTATAACAATACTATACCATGCCAGCTTGAAAGTTACCAGATACTATTTCTGTAATTTCAAATGGAGGTAACACTGCATTAGGTATTATATCAATGCTATCAGGATTAAGTATGTTACCATCAGAATCTACTAATGGATTATCTTCATTAGGATATTTTACATACTTATCACTCATAATATTAATTACCTTAATAGATGAATTGCCATCTGTAAAGTAAGCTTTAATATTTGATTGCGTTTCATAATTTAATACTATACTCAATTGATTTGAATTAGCTTTTTCACATAGTTTTAATTTACCCTATAATACAACAGTACTAATTAAATTAGGAGAATCAAAATTCTCTATACGATATATTTTGTTATAACCGTCAACTAACTTAGTAACAATTACTGCAATATCATTTATAGTAGCTGTACCTATTATTTCTTCTGTACCTTTAATGCCGTAATTATATTTCTTAGCGCCTTCTACACTCTAAAGAACACCACTAGTACTAGAATCATCAGTAATTATACGAACATCTTGACCATATCTATATTGATTATTCGGCAATATAGCTGCATCACTGTCCATATTCATACCACCATAAAATGTATTTATTTGAGCTGTATTACTAATCATAATTATCTATTCTAATTGTATATATTCTGTTCATCTCCTGTAGTAGAGAAGAATGTATCGTGATCGTCAAACTCTGTATATAATTTATTCCAAGTATTCTTTATACTTTCTATTTCATCTGTACCAGGCATCATAGCTTCAGCATATGCCTATTTACGATAAAAGTTATAAGAGTTACGAATATCGTAGTAGTCTCCTTGACTAATCTGACCTTTTAATTTCTTAGGATACATTAGTTTCATAGTCACATACCAGAATATAGCTTCTTTGTATGATTCGATATCTGGTATCATTGGCATTGCTTCTTCATCAGTAAATATTGCATAGTATGATACTTTAACAAATCCTTCAGGTATATTAGTCATTATATAACCAGGTTTAGTCATATACTATAATTCATTACTAAACATAGTGCTATCTCTATGACCTATAGATCCATTAACGTATTTACCATTGACTGTACCTACTGTCCATTGATTAAGTAAGATACTAAGGGTTTGACGTAAACTAGTATCTTCATTTAATTTCTGCAGGGCCTCTGTATCACTTGTAAGATTGAACATATTCTTTACTAATGGAAATAACTCAGTATCGTGTATCAACATACAAGGTTTACCGCATCCTCTATCATGAAATATCCCAAAGCTTGAAGTAGTCTTACGCATAGGTAACCAACCACCATCATTCTAGAATGAAAAAGCTACTTGACCCAATTTATATAAATCACAGGGTAAAGCCGCTTGATGATTTACAATAGGTAGAATAACTACTTTATGATCGTACTATTGAATAGCTCCTATCTTAAGTATAGCTTCGAGTATGTATTCCTTTATATCAGTAATTCGAATATCTGGTTCTTTTAAGTCTAAGTCTGCTATTACTTTAGCTATAACGGATTTAGAACTTATCATTCTGTTTACTATCATAATTCTGGATAATCTTTTAATTTTTTGAAAATGAGTTGGGCTAGATCCCTCTTGTTTTGTCTACAAGCTACAAACTAATAAGCTCCTTTATTAATTAATAAACAATCTTTCTTTTGCCAGTAGAATCTGTACTTAAAGTAATTGGAGTGCTCATTAAGTAAATATACAGGTTTACCTGTTTCTCTAGTAGCTTTCCAGTCCCATCTTAAACTTTTACCTGTAAATTCTTTAGGCATATGCTTAATTATAGACAACTTACCAAGTCTACAAGGTAGCTTGAACTCTTTACAATTAAGCATGATTTCATCTCTAATAAATTTAAAGTAATCTGTAACTATAGCTTTAAAAGTCTTTAAATCTACATCATACTAAGTATTAGGCTCAATGTATTCCTTATAACTTATATAGTAATCAGCAATGGTATAACACTTTCTGTCATACGTTAATCGTTCTCTCATTTCTTACTATATATATTTTGTGTATCATCTTTAGAGTCATTAGTTATATCACTTGGTTGAGTTACTAATACTCTTAATTCTTTCTCTAATATCATTTGTACTATAGTTGGAACCATAGCAGCAGGAACAGGGTATTCATCATCAGGATCATAACAAGGTATATCTTTAGTTGGATCCTAAAGTATTGCATCTATACTTATGTATTCTAGTTGATTAGAATCACCTTCGACATATATTTTATTATTTTTAACCCAAGCAATATAGTCTTTACATGTAGCCTTTCTATACTTCTGTAATTTAGCTTTAGTATAACTACCTAACTATATTAGGTTACCAAACATATCACGCACTGCTATTACACCTGGTTTATATCTAAAATTTATTAAAGTTGGTAATTCTTTCTCACCAACAAATACAAATTTACCAGGAACTATTTGTACTCTATCTAGATGAATAGGTTCTAATATAGTGACATACGCTTCATCTACATCATAACCTTTATCAATAGATTGTTTTATGAGCATTGCCCTGTAATAATTCACCCATAATTCAATCTGATATCTTGAAATATGTTCTGATTCTGTTATGTTATTATTACGAGCTATCTATAAAACATTATCAATAATATTGTTAAGACTCATTTTATTAAATTATTAACGTTAATATAACTAGAACGCATTTTAAAGTGTTTAGAGACATTTTATGTGTACAGCTATACAATCCCTTATCACAACTAATAGCGTTTCCTGTACAGGCTTAAAATAAAAAAGGTTGATCTTATTGATCAACCTTGTTCATTACATCCTTCATATCCTAAGGTAGCATTTCTTTCATAGGTGGGGGAACCATCTAATTAGCTTTCCTTATAATACTTTTTAATTCATTTATTTCATTTTGAAGTTCTACTATTTTTAAACTTTCATTAGTAGTTTCATTATGTGTATCAAGTTTATCTAACAACTGCTAACATTTAGCCATTTCTTCATCACATTTAGCTATAGATTCCTTTCTTTGTTTATACATATTATACTAATTGCGTATAATATTTATTATTTCCTATTTATTTGTAGATATAGTTAAACCCAACGTATTATCAGTTATAGTTGATTTATTTTCAGGTATAGTAAATTTTTTAGATTCGCCATTACACTAAATAGTTATGTCTACTAACTTTTTACGCTATTGATTTGGCATTGGAAACTAACCTGGTGGTATAGGTTCTTCATATATATTACTCACCTAAGTAACCTAACCTTCATTATATTCAGTAGCTTTTTTAAAAGTACCTATTACTTCTATTATATATACTTTATCTCCTATATTTAATTGATTAAATAGCATAAGTGTGATATTTTTTAGGGCCCAATGAAGGGCCCTTGGTTATTATTAAGCAGCTGGAGTAGTAGTATTATCTCTATTCAGCAAATATCTGTAATAATCCAATTGGCAACAATTAGGATTAGGTACAAAATAAGCTGGAACAGGACACGGACTCTTTAGCTGGCTAACAATATTAGCTGTTTGAGCCTATTGAGAAGCTGACAAAGCTAACTGATTGTTTTCCTGGCGAAGAGCGTCAATCTTGTTTTGCATTTCACGCATCTCAAGTTGACAGAACTTATCATTGATGATCTGAGTCTGAGCATCAATTTTAGAACCAAGAACATTAAATTTAGCTGTATTGTCAGATAACAAACTATTAAAACCAGAAGTAATAGCATTTTGTAATGTATTAGTCTGATTACACATAGACAACTGGCTTTCATAACCCATCTTAGTGATATTGTTATTTACATCAGCTACAGATGATCTAACATCACAGCAGCAGCTAGCTAATTGAGAAGCAAGATTAGCATTACCTGAAGTAATAGCATTGATTACTTCACAACTTGCCAATTTTGTATCACAAGCAATCTGACTCACTCCAGAATTAATAGTATTTAATGCAGTTTGAACGGCATTAATGTCACAATTCAAAGTAGTTGAAAGCGTACTAATAGCATCTTTATTACCGTTGATAGCCTGCATTAATAGATTAGTATTAGCATCAGTATTCAATTCAGATGCTAAAGCACCTGCATTACGACCACCGAAACCAAAACCATTACCGCCCCAACAGAAGAACAGCAATATAATCCAAATCCACCACCAACCGCCATTTCCACCGAAACCGCCGTTGTTGTTCATCATAGCCATCAAAGCTGCGGGATCCATACCTTTATTAGCATTTTGCATTAAAGCAGCGAGACCTGCGTCAATGCCGCGATCTTGCACGATAATTCTATCTTCTAACATAATTGATTTAGTTTATAAAATTGATTTTAATTAATATCTGACATAGCGAGTGGCTCTACGAGAGTATTCATAAGGATCATATTCTTGTTCTACTCTTTCGTAGTCTCTCTTTTCATAATCATCCTTATCATACATGCTACGTCTTCCGAACATACCCATTCGTCTACCACCTCTACGATAATGTCCAAAGTCTTCCTCTTCATCTTCATACTTGGACATTTTTTCTTCGTAACATTCCATTTCAGCTTCTCTGATATGATCACACATTACGTAAACATAATAATACCACATCTTACCTTCGTCAATATCCTTATCGTTAAGCCAAGCTTTTGCAAATTCAACATAGTGTTTAGTATTATTAGAACCCGTAATGTTCATAATAACTCTATAGTAATCAGAGTAAACCATATTTAATGCTACAAACCAATCATAACGATTGAATTTGCTTCCTAGAGCAATTCCGTATTGACTGGCTAATGTGGTAGTTTCTTCTAAAGACCAATGCGGTCCACGAGTTCCGTCCTCATTTTCCATCTTCATTACAGCTTTACGAGCATATTCCTCATTGAAATGAGGCCCGTGTTCTTTCTCGTAAGCCTTCACACGAAATATTCTATGCATATTATTATTGATTAATATTGTTTTGAATATGTTATTTGTCGGGAATTTCTATTACCCGTGTATCCGTTACTTTGATCAACGGATTGCTATTTACTATCTGGTAATTTTTGATATATGTTTTCTTAAAGTCAAAGTGAAAGAATCTAACTAGCCAGTTTTTATAAGTATTCTTATATTCCTTGTTTTCTGTTACGAATATTGTCTACTAGTTTTTTATATCTATTTTGGCTGTTAGGATTGAATCCTTCCTACTAACTATGATAGTTGTTAAGTCATTAAGTTTTAACTCTTTATCGAAGTCTATTAACTTCTCTTTAATTACTGTTTTCACAGAATCCTTAATCTCAGTATTGATTACACTTACATTAATTAGATTCTTATCTTTGACTTTATTATCTTTCTTTACTTGATTTATCTATTGTATCAAGCTATCCTTACTATTATTCAGTTCATTTATAGTAAGTTGTAATACTCTATTGTGTGCCTCTTTATTAGATGCTATCTCTTCATAAGCTCTAATATTGTTAGTTATTCTGTTAATCTCTGCATTCTTTTTATTTAACTAACGGTTCTAAAACAAAACAGTCGCAATAAGTAAACTAACTAAACCTACTGCGACTATTCTGATATTGTTACTGAACCAATTAATTATCTTTATTACTATTGGTATCATCTGAAAGTTCTCCATCTAATTCGACATCTAATATCTATTCCCCTTTCTTCTTTGCTATCTTCTTAAGTATATTCCACACTTTCCATCTAGGATGTAGTTTACCTAAGTTCTCAAGTAAGGAGAAGAATTCTACTAAAGCTATAGCACCTGCTATAAACTCAATAGCGTGTAAATCTATAGAAGTTACTATAAACTTCTCAATAGTAAACGCACCACATATAGCAACTATTGCATCTCTTAGCTTATAGAATATTTTTGAAGTTAATCTCCTTGAACGTGCTAATATTTCATCGTCTTTATATTTCTTATTTACTTTGCACTCATATAAAGTATTAACTATGATAATGCCAGCTAGAGCTGTAATAGGAACATATACTGGTGAGTATAGAGATATTAATCCACCTAATGCAGCAGATGCTAATTTCTCTGTACTACTAAACATGTTTTTAAATATAGGCATTGTATGCTCTCCTAACTGATAATAATTCATAGATAGTAAATGATATAAAGTGTAAATCAAAAAAGTCCCAGCTGATTCATAAGGGGTTTAAAATCGGCAGGGACTCTGAAAATTGTTCGAGATTATAATTAATAAACGTTTACATTGTAAATAAGTTGCTATTACTCGATTAAACTTAGTTAAGACTAATAGCGGTTCTTACGAGCTTCTAGCATATTCAATCAACTAATGATACTTAATCATCTTCTTTAGTAGATTGATACCATTACAATGTTTCATCCAACCAATATGACTACAGACTTGCTGCCTATATTCACTATAAGTCATGTGCTTAAGTTTATTCATAGCAGCAACTTTCTTACACATTTTGTGTTTAATATTCTTTCTAATCAAAGTATAATCGTGATAGATTTTATATCCTACAAAAGATATACTTCTATCTTCTACTTTGAATATCTGATAATTACTTTTAATTTCTAATTTAAGTGTGCCTAATTGTTCTCTTATTTCATCAAGTAATTGTCTTAAGTATTCTTTATCACTATGAAGTATTACCATATCATCTGCATATCTAAAGTAATACTTAACAGCTTTATCCTCTTTAAGCCAATGATCAAAGTATGACAAATAAAGATTGGCAAAGAACTAAGAAAGATAATTACCAATAGGAACTCCTTCTACAGAGTCTATAATACCATCTAATAATGCAAGTAGCTTATTATCTTTAATCTTCTTTCTAACTATCTACTTTAATATTTCATGGTCTATACTTGGATAAAACTTTCTTACATCTAACTTGAGACAATATACTGTATTCTATTTATCTTTCAATGCGCTTTGTACATCATATAATGCCTTATGAATTCCTCTCTTCTTAATACAACTATAAGTATTAGTAATAAATACAGAACGCCAAATTGGTTCTAATATATTCATAATAGCATGATGAACAATTCTATCAGGATAGTAAGGTAATTTGAATATAAGTCTTTCCTTAGGTTCTCTAATTATAAATGTATCATACTTAGAGGTGGTATAAGTTTGGTCTATCAGTGTACCTTGTAATCTAACTAATAAATTATCTTTATACTTGTCAAACTCCTTAATATCGTTTCTATTACTCTTATTCTTTCTAGCTTTCTTATCAGCTAAATATAGATTGTCTATTGAAACAATCTTTTCAAATAAATTATTATATCTTTTCATCTGAAGCACCTAAGTGAGTCTTCACCGAAGTTACCAACACACTTGTTTAGGTTAGTTATCTTTTGCCAAGAGGCAAGGTCTCGTTCCTCAAATAATCTGAAAATCACTGATAGTTCTCTGATAATCGTGCTTCATTGTACTGACATTAGCATTCGCATTACTAAGGTCATTGTTAGAATTCAGATTGAATAAACCTGCATTGGAACTATTACTCGTGTTAGCTCCTATCTAACTTACTTGTTCAATCCAGAACGACAACCTATTTGTTAATAATTAAGGGATATATACCAGACGAGTACCGACAGTAGCATTCGCATTACCAAGGCCATAGTTAGAATCCAGAGAGAATAAACCCGCATTGGAACCATCACTCGAGTGAGCCCCCAACAGTAAAGTTCTGTCAGATGCTACAGCATTCGTCCAATAATGATCACAGAAATACGTAGTAGAACCAGCTCCACCTTCCTAACAGAATAAGTCAGCAGCCGCATTATTTGTAATGCGTTTAACCCATTGATTGCTAGTAGTGAGAGTAGTTAAACCACTATCTTCATATAACGATTTATCTATGCCAAAATTCTCTTTATTGTTGGTGACGTATATCTTATTGTCTGTTCCTGTTACAACAATATCACAACAGTTCTTCCATATATGACCAAATGGATTTTCAATACCTCTGTATCTATTAGCGTATTGACTGGCTTGTGTTTCAGTACCTTCTGCATCTGTATTAACGTATGAATACTGTACTTGACCAGAACCATTACCTAATGAATTAGTAGTACCTGTAGGTACAAAAGCCCATCTATCAGCACCGTTTTCTTTCTTAGTTCCATTAGTAATACCATTACCAAGTCCACCTTGATGATAACCTTCTTCGGTCAATGCTGTGTTAACTGCTTTCTAACTATTAAGGGTAGCATATTCTACTACATAACACCAAGTAATAAACTTATGTATCTCATAAGTATAGATAGCATAACTATTACTTCTACCATTACGAGCCTGTGTCAAGAAAGTAGCTCTATTAGTATTTACAGTAGGTACTTGATTTCTAATTGAGTATAAGGTACTGCCGTCTCTATAAGCTTCATATGCAGAGCAATACTTCTTACTAAACTTAGTATATCCTTCTAAGGGATACAAAGACATTCTGATTTCCCAATCATAGTCTCCGTGTACTACTACAGTATAGTATGCATCAGGTAATTCAACCATATCATTACCATCTTCAATGCCATTAGTTACTTCAGAACCATCTTCGTAATGATCCCAATCTGTAGCATTAAAGTATTTAATAGTACCATCAGAAGTAAGTCTACAGCCTTTGAATAATGATTGTACTGGTAGGTCTTTATGCATTTGCATATTACCAGTTCTTACTCCATCAGGACTACTACCTGTAAAACGTACTCCATAAGTCACCTGCAGCATATATCTAAGAACCGTTCAACCACATCTCTTGAACGGATTTCCCATTAGCAGCAACTTCTTGGAATGTTAAATTATTTAAACCAACTTGTCCCATAATTAAGCTGAAAGTTTAATATACAATATACCAGGAGTCTAACTACCTACTTCAGGTATTTCATTTACTACTTTAATCTGAGTAACATCTGTAGAAGTTACTTTATTAGCTACAGCAGTATTTACTTTATTATCTGTTTCACTCTTAGTATATACTTCTGTCTTATTAGCTTTAGTACCTAACTGATTAGTCATAGTAGTAGCAAAGTTAGGATCGTCACCTAATGCAGCCGCTATTTCATCTAAAGTATTCAGAGTTTCAGGAGCAGAGGCAACTAATCTGGCACATTCGGCTTGTGCTATTTCGATAGCCTTAGCATCTGTTTCTAATTTGGTATAAGCATCATTAATACCATAACCTGCCAATGTAGTAGACTTATTTGCTTTACCGTTTAGGTCATTGGTTAACTTCTGTTCAGCTTGTTTAGCTCTATTTACCTCATCTGCAATTTCCTATTTCAGTTTCTTTATTTCTACACTCTAATCAGTATTAGTAAAGTAATTAACCGGTAACCAGTCATTGCCTGTATAACTTTTAATTACATTACCATTAGCATCAGTAGATAAGTCAATCCAATAAGTTACTTCCATAGGATTAGGAGCATAAACAGATGCTAGAAAGTTAGGGTTCTCTTGTTTTATCATAAGTTTATTAAATTAAAGTTATAAAATATTTAGCAATAGACCCCAATACAATAGATGAAATTCCAATTGCTAAGTCTTTTTTATTCCATTTACCATTATAGTAATGACATCTATCACTATTTTCTTTAATGAATAACATTAATAATGATGTACTACTATTAAGTAGTAATGCAGTAGTAAAATATACTACTGCACCAAATATATTATTCTTTGTAGAATTTTTCATTATACTACATTTGTAAATTTAATAGTACCTGCAAAGTTAGCTACTTCTTCCATATTTAAGAAGTCTAATTTAACTGCACCAGATACATTATAGGTCTATATCAGGTTCTTGCTGCTTAGAACACATCATATTGTTCTTTACCCAAGATAATTCATATTCAGTAAGAGTACGATTAAAAATAAGAATATCGCCGTGACAACCAATAAAACTTCTTGAATCATCTTTCCTAATAGTTCCTATAAATAAAGTATCAGTATCTTGTTTATCACCAGGATATATAGTTTGTTCATTATATTTATTTTTAGTTTGATAAACAATAGAATTATCTTTATCTATATTTATATTAGTTGCTGAATAATATGAATATGTATTCCATTTATCCCCTTGTTTATATTCTAAAATAAAAGCACCATTTTGCTCTAACGCTTTAGACATAAATACACCATTATCAACTTTTTCAGCAAACCAAGTTCTATCAGCAATAACAGTATAATCGGTTAGAATAGGTAATCCATAAGCAACTGCATAAGATTTACCATCATAGCAAAGCTGATTAGGATAATCAGCTATCAATTCAACATCAATTTCAATATCCTTATTTGTTCCGAAATCATAATAAATATTAGTTTCTTCTTTATTATTGAAAATTTCTTCACTAATAATAGGAACATCTATTATACTACCATCATTAATATATACTGAATAAGCAGCTGTAGTTATCAAGTTACCATCAGTACTAACTACACTAAATTTAATATCATCTATTTTCTTATTAATACTAAATTTAAGTTTATAAGTTTGATTATAATAATTATTTTTTGGAATGCCAATAGTAAAGCCAAACCAATTATCAGCTTTCTTTTTAACTATATGAAATTTGTTATAAGATTTTGTACTTATATTGCTATTAATAGCTGAACCATAATTCCAATTCTTAAAATCTTGAGCATAAATACCAACACCACTATTCAACTTACCTTTGAAACCATAAAGATAAGCATCGTGTTTATTACCACTAAAATCTTTTAGAATAGAAGTAGGAAGTTGCTCAATAGTAGTTTCTTCTGTTACTGTTTGAGGATTGCAGTAAAAACCAAAATTCTTTTGAGCTTTAATGCTGGCAGGTAAATGATAGATACCACTTTTATCAATAGTAATAATACCCGTTGTACCATCTTCCTTATTATATTGGTATCTTATAACAGCATTACCTGTATATTTAATATCAAATTCAGCAATAGAATTTCCAAAACCTTTATAAGTGACATTATATTTTAGTTCTGTACCAGCAGCAATAACTATTTTCTTTTGAGTAGAAGTAACTCCTGTGTTTTCAATTCTCCATTTAGTAAAATC